CCTGGCGCTCGCGGCGATTCTCAGCGATCCGGAGACGGCGAAGGCGCTCACCACTGCGGTGATCGACTCGGGCAATCCGAACCGTCTGAACGTTGAGCTGACGGTCCAGATCTCGGGGAACACTGGGATCATTTCGATCGACCTCAACTTCGGATTCTTCTTCGGCACCGCCGCGCTGGCGGCGTAGGGAGGCACCTCCATGGGCGCAACAGGCGGCAGTATCGAAAGCGTGACGCTGGACGGCCGGACGTTCGCCGTCGCGGCTGACGCGGACTCACAGCGTTCTCTCGGTGGCTTCAACAACGAGGTCGAGGCGAACGGCAACGGCACGAGCCGACTGCTCAAGACGCGGATGCCCTGGGAGGCGTCCGACCTCACGTTGTCGATTGACGACCTGAACGGGGATCACGAGTTCCTGCAGAATCTTGCCGACGGCAACAGCCTGTTTGCGATCACCGCGGGCTACGCCAGCGGTGCGATCTTCCAGGGTAGCGGTCAGATCGTTGGTGAGATGAAGGTATCGAGCGCGAACGCCACGGCTGCGGTCGGGCTGAAGGGCTCGGGGAAGATGACACAGCAACCATAACCCAGGAGACAGCCCCAAATGTCTGAAGAGAGGGTAAACCGAGAGACGGCAGAGAGTGACTTCGATCGCTTTGCTGAGGCGTGGTGTTTGGACACAGACACGGCGTCGATGCGGGAGAAAGATAGCGACAGCTTCGAAGATCTGAAGCGGAAGATCGTCAGTGCGATCATGGGTGGGCACCTCGACGTGGCGGGGGATAGTGGGCTGACGTATCGGCTTCAGTTTCCGCAGACCGGAGGCATCACCGAGCTTGAGATGCGCATACCGCCTGGCTCAGCTCTCGTCGCGTTCGACAAGTTTAAGGAGCAGCAAGCCATTGCAAAGCTCAACGCCTACATGGCCGCGATGTGCAAGCAGAATCCGGCAATCTTCTCGCAAATGGATGGCCGGGACCTGAAGATCGTCCAGGCGGTAGCGACAATTTTTTTGGCTTCGTAGCGTCGCTGCTCGTCGTCCGGACGAAGGGCGAGGCTAGAGAGGTACCACACAGAGGAATCGAGGGGGTCTCAGTGATGCTGAAACAGATCTACCTCGACTACTCTTCGCTGCCGCCTCTCAACGAGATCGAGCTTCACGAGATACAGTTCTTCTACGACGGCCTTCGGGGTGACTTGAATGGCCGGTAGATTCACCGTAGAAGCTGTGTTTAAGGCGATCGACAAGATCACCGCCCCAGTTACACGCATGGGGAACCGCGTCGGCAAGACTCTGCGCGGGATCAACGCAGGCGTCAAGCGGGTGACTGCGGGCTTCCGGAAGCTGGGGAAGTCTATCGGTCCTGCGCTTGGCGTTGCAGGCGTTGCGGGTGCGTTGCTGGCCGTCAAAATGGCTATGGCCGACGTGGTGACCCTAGGCGCGGAGTTCGAGCAGAGTCTTGTGAGCGCGGGCGTTCGCTTCGAAGAGCCTATTCGGCGCGGCACAAAGGCGTTCGCGGAGCTCGAAGGGGCGGCCCGGGAGGCCGGCCGCACTACGGAGTTCACGGCGAATCAAGGTGCGCTGGCTCTGAAATTCATGGCCAAGGCTGGCTTCGATGCGCAATTTTCGATTGGGGCGCTTCCTGCGTTGGTCGACCTGGCTACGGCTTCGGAGCAGGAGCTAGCTCGAGCGGCCGATATCGTCAGCGACTCGATGGCAGCGTTCGGGCTCATCACGAACGATGCTGCGCAGAACATGGAGGCGCTTACCCGGACGTCCGACCAGATGGTGAAGGCGACGAACAGCGCGAATCTAACGATGGAAGATATGTTCGAGACGGTCAAGCTCGGTGCGCCGCTGGCCGTTGCTGCCGGTGTGTCGATGGACGAGCTAATCGCGATCACGGCTAGACTCGCGCAAGTTGCGATCAAGGGCTCCCGGGGTGGGACGGTTCTGAACGCGATGTTTACGAAGCTTGTTGACCCAAAGGTCCAGAAGAACCTGGAGCGCCTTGGCGTGAGTGTGTTGGACTCAGCGAACAACATGCGTCCGTTCGCGGATATCCTCGACGATATCGGCGTGTCACTTCGGAAGCTTACCCCCGCGCAGCAGGCGGGTGTGATCTCGCAGCTCTTCGAGATCCGGGGTGGCCGGGGGGTTCTCTCGTTTCTGACACAGGGGTCTGATGAGTTGCGGAAACTCCAGGGCCGACTAGTCAACGTCCAGGGCGAAACGAAAGCCATGGCCGCTGTCATGCGCGACACGACACGGGGCGCAATGAAGGAGTTTACGAGTGCAGCCGAGTCGGTAGAGCTGACACTTTTCAAGACAGCTGGGGCGACTGAATCGCTCTTCGAATCGCTCACAGGCTTTACGCGAGGCATCGACGCATTCATTACGCTCAATCCTGCGCTAACGAAGATGACCTTCCTCCTCACCGGTCTTTCCGCAATCGCAGTTGCCCTGGGACTGGTATTCGCGGGGATAGGTGTCGCGATCAGCTTTATAGTTGGCTCGACGGCAGGTCTGATCGGTCTGGGCGTAGCTGCGGCTGGCGTTGCGTTTCAGTTTGGTGTGTGGCTGGGGCAGCTGGCCGGTATGGAAGAGGGCTTCGACCGAGCTACGGGGCGGATACTCGCGGGCCTCGATTTGGTATCAACCGGTTTCGATCGGGCGCTCGGCCTTTTCGGTTTCGAGCGTGCTGGCGAGCCCGAAGGCGGTGCACCGCCCGGCGGACGGCCGGAGGTGATCGGTCCGCAAAGCCGATTGACACAGAGCATTATCGAGCGTCGCGAGCTTAGCCAGCTCGATATCTTCATTAAGGGCCACGCTGATCTAGTTGATATCGAACGGCGCGGCCGTGAGCGCGGGTTCAACCTCCAGCTGCTCTCGACGGGCGCCCCCTGATGGGCTGGCAAGATCGGATCAAGCCCGCCGCGTACACGTCGCCTAGCGGCGTTCGGCTCGAGTTTCAGTACGAGAACGTGTCGAAGCGCGTAGACAAGCATACTACGGCGTTCCAGTTCCCCGACGCCCCCGGAACGTTCGTGCAGAGTCTCGGCCGTAGCGGTCGGCAGTTCCCGCTACGGTTCATGATTAGCGGGGACAACTACGATCTCGAGGCGAACACGTTTGACGCGATGCTCAGCGAGGACGGGATCGGCGTGCTCGAGCACCCGGTCTACGGCGTGTTTGATGTCGTGCCGTTCGGTCGTGTTGAGCGCATAGACGAGCTGAAGACGCGGGGTAACCAAGCGATCTTCAACGTCACCTTCTACGAGACGAACCGCCTCGTGTTCCCACTTCAGACTGAGTCAGCGTCTGAGCTACTGCAGGCATCCATAGCGGCCTACACGGAATCAGCGCCCGTTGAGTTCGAAGAGACTCTTGAGACTAGCTCGACGATTGAGGAAGTTTCGCTTCGGGACCGATACCAGGCCGTCAAGGATCAGGTAAAAAAGGGTCTGCAGGCTGTTGCCGACGTTGAGGCCACCGTGCAGAGTGTGTTCGATACAGTAAACGACTCCATTGACGATGCTATCCAGGTATTTATAAGTGATCCGTTGGCACTGGCGTTTCAGACCAGCATCCTGGTACAGACTCCCGCTCGGTCCGTAGCGTTGATCACTGCACGGCTCGAGGCGTATGGGGGTATGCTCGTTTCACTCACCACGAACGGAACGACCTACACGCCTACAACGGACTCGCAGGCACCCAACAGCTTTCGAAGCGATGATATGCTGGCGTCAAATCTTCTGGTCGGTTCAGCTCTAGCTGTGTTGAACGCGGAGTTCGAGACGAAGACAGACGCGCTCGCGGCCGCGGATGTGTTGCTAGGTTTGCTTGATGAGTTCACCGTGTGGCGAGACGGTAACTTGTCCGCGCTCGCGATCGTTGACACCGGGTCAGTGTATCAGCAAGTGATCAACGTTATCTCGACGGCCGCGGGGTTTCTCGTAGAAATTTCGTTCAGTCTCAAGCAGGAGCGGAGCGTGATTCTCGTAGCGCCTATGACGCCCATCGAGCTCGAGGCCCGATTTTACCGGACGATCGATGAGAACCTCGATTTCCTGATCAACTCAAATGCGTTCGTCGGGGAAGAGCTACTCGAGGTGCCCATCGGGCGAAGCGTGGTCTACTACGCATGAAAACGTACCCCGTCGTAACCGGCGACACTCTCGAACGCATCTCAACGATTGCGTACGGGACAGCCGCGGAGGTCGACCGGATTCGGTCCGCCAACCCGGAGGTCTCTGGCGGTCTAGCGGCGGGCATGATTCTGACGATCCCGCCCGGGCCAGCCGATGCGGGTGTGACGACTGCCGTCCCGGCAGCTCGTGAGAACGAAGTCTCTGTGATGCTCGCGGGTGAGCTGTTCCGTTTCTGGACCAGCATGGCGATCGAGCGCTCAATCGACAGCTTCGATCAGTTCTCGTTGACCGCACCCTTCGAGCCTGACGAGCCGGGGTTCCGCGAAGCCTTCGCGCCGCTGTCGTTTCAGCGCGCTGAGCTGTTCGTAGGCGGCGAGCGGCTCTATACGGGCGTGAACCCCAGCAACGTGCCACAGGTGGCCCTGGACGGCGCCACAGTGACGGCTGAGGGCTACGCGCTGGCCGGCGTGCTGAACGACTGCCCGATGCCGGGCTCGAGCTTCCCGATCGAATACGAGGGCCTGGATCTCCGCGGGATCGCCGACCAGCAGGCGCGCCCGTTCGGCCTTACCCCTGTGTTCGATGCGGAGCCGGGCGCGGTATTCGAGCGTGTTGCGATCAACGAGGGCGGCAAGGTACTCCCTTTCTGGGCGAAGCTGGCGAATCAGCGCGGGCTCGTGGTGGGTAACGATGAGTTCGGCCAGCCGGTGTTCCGAGCTGAGTCTGAGGCAGCCCCGGTTCAGCTGCTCCGGCTCGGGGATTCGCCTGTTGTGAGCATTCTGCCCGAGTTCAACCCGCAGCAGTACTACTCACACGTGACGGTCGTTACGCCTTCGTTTCTGGGAGTTATCGACGGCGTTCAGCATACCAAGGTGAACCCCTTTCTCCGTGGGATCACACGCCCGCTGACGTTCCAAGCGGACGATCTGAAAGCTGGCGAAGAAGTCACGGCCGTAAACGCGAAGATGGGCCGGATGTTTGCCAACGCAATCGCTTATCGCGTTGAACTCGCTGGGTGGCGGAACGTCCGCGGCGAGCTGTGGAGCCCCAACACGTCGGTGCGGCTGCTCGCCCCTCGTGCGATGATCTATACAGACAGCCGGTTTCTGATTCGATCCGTGACGCTCAGGCGTGACGCCAAGAAAGATACCGCGTCGTTGCTGTGTGTGTTGCCGGGCGCGTTCGCCGGTAAGATCCCGGAGGCACTGCCATGGCTGGCATAATCGCGAGGGTACTGTCCACGCTGCGCGTCACGCGCGACGGCGTGTCTCGGCTCGAGGTGAAGGCTGACCCGGGTGGCGGGGCCAACGTAACACCCGACCACTTCGGGCCCGCTGGCGATGACTCCGCCCCCCTGCCGGCGGATTTCTTGGGGGGGATCCCCGTGCAGGGTACGGGGCGGTTCGTCGCCAGCGGGTACGTTGATTCGCGCAATCCCGGTATTGCGCTAGGTGGCGAGGTGCGGCGGTATGGGCGGGACGCAGCCGGCACGATCGTTTCGAGCGTCCATCTCTTCCGAGACGGGTCCATCGAGCTGAGCAGTGTGTTGGGCGCGAGCGGCTTGACGCTCGGCGCGGACGGCTCGGTCACCGGGTTCAATGCGGCGGGTAGCTTCGCGCTTGACGCCTCGGGCAATTTCAATGTGAATGGGGCTGTGATCACCGCAGCCGGTGAGGTCATCGATGCTGGCGGTATCGTGCTCGGTACTCACGTACACAGCGCTGGCACGTATCTGGGCGATGCCGATCCTGTCTCGCCGGCACCGCTGGGCGGCGGATTGAGCGGGTTGCCACAATGAGTCAAGCCGGAGACGTTCTGATTATCAATAACCCGGAAGAGCCGGGCGGCGTGGAGTTCGGCATTGAGATCGTGAACGGTACGATGACGATGACCGGGAGCTTCGACACGGCCGTGAAGCTCTCGTTTTGGGGTGGTAACGAGCTTGACGATGGGTCGGCCGACAACATAGAGGAGTACTGGGGGAATCTGCTCGAGAACGAAGAGCAGTTCAAGATGGTGAGCCGGACGCAGCACCTACTGCGCTCGTTGCCGCTCACTAGCGCCAGTCTCCGGCAGATCGAAGAAGCTGCGGCTGCAGACCTGGCTTGGTTCCTCACGTCTGGCATAGCGAGCAGCATCGAAAACATTCAGGCGACGCTCCCGGCCCCAAATCACGTGCGGATCACCGGGGATATCAAGGCTGTGGGCTCTGAGTCGGTCTTCAGCTTCACTGAGAACTGGCGGTCTGGCGTTGGCCTGGCCCCGATAGCGCCCGGGATCGTGGCGCCTACACCTGTCGCGCCGGTGACTGGCGTTAGCGTCGTGTTCGATGATACGAACAGCATCGAGGGCGCGGCGGATGTGGACCTCGGTTTCGGCAATGTCTTTACGCTAATGATGTGGATCAAGCCGGAGCTTACCTCGGGGAATCGTATCTTCGAGGTTCAGGAATTCGCTGGCGGGGATGTTGACAAGATCAGCTTTCGGGTCGCCGATTCAGATTCGACGGGTCTCAACGATGCGGTCGTTGTCCGTCTGTCGAGTCTTACGGTTCCGGCATTCAAGGTATGGAAGTGGGACAGCGTTATCGGGACCGACGAATGGTCTCATGTTGTTGCCACCTGGGACGGAACGACTATCGACGTTTATGTGAACGGTGTGCTTGCTACCGTGACTTCGAAGACTTTCGATCTAGTGGACGTCGTTGGGACCTCCCAGCGTGTAATCCGGCTATCCGAAAATGAAAGCTACGAAGGCCAGCTTCATCAAGCGGCCGTGTGGAGCACCGTGCTCACGGAAACGGAAATCCAGCGGATCTACAACGCGGGCGTAACGGGCGTAGCGCTGGACGTTGACAGCGTGCTCTACAGCTCCTCGGCGTCGCTGCAGCACTGGTACCAGCTCGGACTAGACCCCTCAGACATAGGCAAAGACTACGGGAACGGGACGGACCATGACCTCACCGTTCTAGTGAATCTAGACGCAAGCAACATCACCAACGATGCACCCGGAGTAGACTGATGGCACTCGTAACGCCGACCGTGGCGCAGATCAACAACAACATCATTGCGCAACTTGAAGCCACGCTAAATCAGACGATCCCGCTCGTTCCGAAAGCGTTCAACCGCGTACTCGCCAAGACGCTGGCCGCTGTGTTCGTGCTACTGTGGAAATACTCCGGGTTCATCTTCCTGCAGATCTTCGTCAAGACGGCGACAATCGAAGATGTCACGATCAACGGTCGGATCGTTTCGCCTCTGAAAGAGTGGGGGCGACTCATCGGTGTTGGGGATCCGATCGCCGCGGTGCAGGCGCAGCTTACGATCGACATCACGGTCGAGACACAGACGGGTTCGCTGGCGTCAGGAACACAGCTTGTCAACTCGGCGACTGGCGTGACCTACCTACTGGTCGGCTCGGTTGATCTTGACGCGGCGGTCGTCCAAGGTTTGGTCCGCGCGGCTGGCGACCAGGGCGGCGGGAACGGTGCGGGGACGATCGGTAACGCTTCGGTGGGCGACTTGGTCAGCTTCGCCAACCCGATCGCGAACGTAGCGAAAGACACAGCTGTTGCGGCGACTGTCGTTACGGGCGCGGATGCTGAGGACACGGAGGTATACCGGCAGCGGGTGATCGATCGTTTCAAGCAGCGGCCCCAGGGCGGCGCGTTGCTTGATTACGAGATCTGGGGCGAAGAGGTCGCGGGTGTCGAGAAGATATTCCCGTACACCGGAGATGAGGCCGGCGAGATAGATGTGTTTGCGGAAGGCACAACGGCCGGCTTCCCTCCGGACGGGATCCCGGATCAGGCACTACTAGACGCTGTGGCGGCATCGATCGAGCTTGACGATGAGGGGCTGGCCTCCAGGCGGCCGGCGGGTAGCTTCGTGAACGTTGCGGCCATTACTCGAACGGGGTTTAACATCACGGTTTTCGGGATTGTGAATGTTGACAACTTGGCAGACGTACAGGTGTTGGTGACGTCTGCGTTAGAGGAGTTCATGCTTGATCGTGCGCCGTTCATTTCGGGGCTGACGCTCGGTCCCCGTACGGACACGATTACGAACGCCGGGCTTTCTGGGGTGGTTGAGGACATTGTGTCGGCTGCGAACGGGACCTTCGACGGTATTAACTTCACATTGGATACGAGTGGCAGTCTTCTTTTCACCTATTCGCTTGGTCGTGGTGAGAAAGCGAAAGCTTCTAACGTGATCTTTTCGACATGAGCTTGTTCAGTCGCGTCTATCAGCGGCTGTTGCCGCGTGCGCGAGCGTTCTTCTTCTGGCAGAGCGGGAGTCAGCTACGTCAATTTTTCGAAGGGCTTGCAGGTCTGCCGACTGACGCACGTGCATTCGTAGATCTTGTGTGGGGGGACACGCAGCCTGCGGACACGCGGGAGCTTTCAGAGTGGGAAGAGCAATTCGCGCTCCCTGCGAGTGGGCTATCCGAAGCGGACCGACGCACACGGTTGGACGCTGAGTGGAAAGCTGTGGGCGGCCAGTCGCCGCGGTATCTGCAAGACATTCTGCAGGCTAATGGCTTCAACGTGTTCGTGCATGAGTGGTGGGAGCTTCCGGTGATTGGGGGCGACCCGACCCCACGAGATCCGCGGGTCTACCTCAGCGACAGTGATGGGCCGGCGTTGGCCGTTCTCTGTGGGGAGCCGGAGGCGCTTTGCGGTGAAGATGGTAGCGCTACGTCACCCCCGATCGTCGCGCCTGTCGTATGTGGTCAGACGACGGACCCGGTGGGCTATGTGCTTGTCAACAAGATCCGGACATCTCTTACCATTGCGTCAGGTTGCGGGGATGATGATTATGAGTGTTCAGACCGGGGGCCCACTGAAGATTCTGTCGAAAATTTTGCTTTCTGCGGTCAACCGGTGTCGATCACGGTTGGCACACGTCAGTACGAGATTCCGGATGATCCTGATCCGTGGCGTCATTTCCTCTATTGGGGCGCCGAGAGCTTCCCCGATCAAGCAGCCGTCGATGGGCTTCGGCGCGATGAGTTTGAGGATCTGCTGCTCAAGCTAAATCCCGGGCAGCAATGGCTCGGAATTCTGGTAGACTACACCCCAACGTGAGGGCTTGACTGATGCTGAACATTGACACCACTTATCCCGGGCAGACTGCCGGGACCAACGCCAATTACCCGAACGGCCAGGCGCGGAACGTCACGGTGAGTGGCGATGGGACGGGAACGCCCTGGGAGCAGCAGCTCCTGAATGACATTCTCGGATTCATGAACGCAGCTGTCGATGAAGCGGGCATCACGGTCAGCGGCTCACCTGACACGGCGCTTGCCTCGGATGTCCTGGACGGGCTGAAGGCTCTGCTCGGGCTGCCTAAGAATCATCTCGAGGGGCTGCGCATCACCCGCGATTCCACCGTGTTGATGACAACGCTACCGGGCAGTGCGCGCAACTTCGCGAACACGCGTAATCTTGTACTCCCGGCTGCAACGCAGAAGGATATTTCCGGTACGTGGGTTGCTGGCGATGGTAACGGCGGCCTGCCTGATCCACTCACGATCGCTGCCGACACGTGGTATCGACGGTTTATCGCCGGCAAGGCGGACGGAAGCGGCACCGACCTGTGCTGGGATACGAGCGCCACAGCGGCAAACTTCTTCCTTGATGCTAATGCAATCGCGGCTGGCTACACAGACGCGACGCTCTACCGACGCTATGGCTGGACGTTCTCTGGCACGGGGTCAACGATAGATAACCATTTCAGCCCCGAGGATGATCCGCGCCGATACGTGTGGGACGTGCCTCGAGAGGCCACGTTCCCGCTTGAGCCCGGTACGGGTTCTCGACAGGGGTTGATCGCCGTAGGAGAGCTGGCGCCTCCGGACTCCCTTGGTAGCTTCACATTTCGCATGGATACACAAGCGCTCGTCCGTGTGCTAGTTACGAGCTTGGCGCAGACGGACTCCGCTGTTACCTCAGCGGTCTTTACGCTGATGTCTGCTGAGAGTTCGACTAGCCGGGTTGCGGCGAATTTGGACGTTATGGCAGACCTGAATGGCAATATATACGCGAGAGCTGACGTGCTCGACGGGGGGACGCTATTCCGGACCATCGGCCGGGGCTGGCTAGATGAGGGGATCATACCGTGAGTGTCTGGCTGGAGGATTGGGCCGGCTCGCTCCGCTCCGGCGTCGTTACCTTGCTGGCCACTGTGTTCATCCTATCCGGCTCTATGATCTTCGCCAGCTTCCAGGGGCACGCATCGGACGCTGACCTCGTGAAGGTTGACGAAGCGTCGAAGGCGCGAGATGCCGAGCTACGCCGCGTCCTCGAGCTGCATCTCGAGGATGCTAAGCAGGAGCGCGAGCGAGCGGCGGCAGCTCGACTGCGCCAAGCTGAGTTCCGCGGCGCAGTCGCGGAGAAGCTCAAGATTCTGTTGCCAAAAGAATGATCGAGGCCCTCGTGTTCGCTGTAGTCGGGCTGGCTCTGTTAATTGCGTTACGGCGTGTGAACGCGAGACGGTGCGCTGTGTTCGATGAAGAGGAGCTTCGGAAGCTTGGTGATCTCGCCAATAAGGAGGACGAGAAGTGAGGTGGCTACTTGTAGTACTGGCCGTGGCGATGTTCGCTCCGGCAACTGTGTTCGCGGGGCAGTGTGATTTCGACCCGACATTCGACGCCAAGGTGTTTTCGTACACGTATCCGGCGGGTGTTGGCCTCGATTTCGCGGTGTTCCGGTTCGAGGTCGGGGTGGCGGATTACGGTGCACGGGGATGTGTGGGCGCCGAAGTCGACACACTCGGACTGCTTAGACTGATACCCTGGGTGAAGGACCTGCTGCCGACAGCCGCAGAGCCTTTAGCTCCTATAGAGATCGCATTGAGTCGCCGCGCGGCGATGTCTGGGCTGCCTATGCCCGACACTTGACGGTCAGACACATCCCCAGACGCTGAGGCCCGTCCCTTCCCTGGGGCGGCGTTTTGCGTTAGATTGCGGGCTACGTGAAACAGCTAACGCCGATTCTACTCTCTGTGTTGATTGCGGTCGCTCTGCTCCCCCAGCCAGCGAGGGCCAACCTCATCGGCTGGACGCAGGAGGAGCCGGGAGATGAGGTTGAGTACCGCTTTAGCCACGGTTTCGGGAATACCGGCTGGCATGCATTCGATGAGGAGTGGGTCACCGACGGTGTGCACATGGGCCGCATGATGGCGACGCCGCCGGAAGTGACGGCACCCGGGGTGCACGTTGAACTACGCGCTTGGCGGTATGATGCAGGGGAGTGGGTGATGAGCGAGTCAGTCCCGATCCCGCCGACGCTCTACGTGCCGGAGCCTCCGGTGCTGCTGGGGTTGGTGGTTGGGATCAGCTGCTTGGCCCTTCGATATCGCGCCCAGTCCTGCGGCCATACATTTGCGGCTTACCTTCGTTGAAATCCAACACAGGGTCGTCGATGACCCACCACCACACGCCTCTGAACCAGTTAAGGACTACTTCTCGCCTCCAGAGCCAGGGGTGTTCGCGTTTTTCCTCGGCCACATAGTCTTCCTCGTTCATCGCTTCCCTCACTACCGCTCGTAGTCGGCGCGCAGCTGGCATCGAATCTCCCCGAGCACCAAGCTGAAGTCTAGGCCGTTGTAGACCTGGCGCCGCTCCGGCCACTTTGCCACCGCCTCCAAACAGGATGCCTCACTCTTCATCGGCTGCACCCACTCGGTCGCAAGCCCCTCGCTCTGCTTCCACAGAACAGTCACGATCAGAAGCCATTCGGCCATCTACTTCTCCTTCCCCCGCGGCCCTCGAGTTCCAGCCGCTTCAGGATACCGTAGTAGCGGGACGGCCGAGGCGTGAAGCCAAGTGACTGTCCCGTGACGTCGTTCCGGAGGATCGCGAGAGCAAGGGCTTTGTGCGAGGGCGCGAGGTTGTCTCGCATCAGGACCACGGGGACCTCATCAGGGAGCCCCTCTGCATAGCCTCGGGCCCGCCACTGGCGTTCGTATTCCCGCACCCGGCTACGGACCCCCGGAGTGAGCTTTCGTCGCGTAGGAAGCGTTCCTGGCCACTGCAGCCCCGATTCCACGGTGGTCAGCCAGTGGTTCAGGTAGATCTCGGCGATAGCGTTCGCTTCGCGCTGCTTCTGATCGCTCAAGAGCTTGAAGCCGCCTCGGGAGGTCGACGGGATTGCCCTCTCGATGCACATGGCCGACTGCCCGAGCCAGGCGATTCGGTTGATCTTGTCGTTCGAAAGAAAGTGCTCGCACGACACCGGCCACTCATCAAACACGCGTTGCATAGCCCGGGCGAATCGGGCGACGTCGCCCAGAAACTCGGCGTACAGCGCACGAGCCCTTTCTGTGTCTATCCCAACGGGGGGCGCTGACTCGTACATGCCGGCGGGAACGCACTCCCAGGTCTCCCAGTGCCGAAAGACCCTCACGATCCATCTTCGAAGTGCATGTCCTCGGATGACACGTCCGCCTGCCAGCTCTTGGAGAACTCTTGGTTCGCGAACAGCGCGGCGACCCCGGTGATTTGCTTCAGTCTCAGCAGTTCATCGGCGCTCATCCCGATGTGCTTGCAGATCCACCGATCACCTTTCCCCATCTCCACGAGCTCGGCAACGATGGCGCTCATCAGCTCCACGTTGTGCGCGCCCCGCGCTCGGTTGTGCCGGATCGTAGAGGCCATCCGGTCCGAGATGTCTTTATCGATCACGACGACGGGCAGCAGGCCGCGCTCACGTGTACGAATCCGTTCGCTGTTTTTGATCGTCAGGTATCGATGGAACCCGTCCACGACAACGTATTGCGCATTCTCAGCGTCGTAGTAAGTGACGATCGGTTGCGTGAAGCCATCCTCCCAGATAGACGTTTCTAGCAGCGCCATCTCGGGCGGGGCGACAGCGTTCGGGTTGTAGGCGTTCGCCACGACTTGCTCGATAGGGACCGCGAGAACCCTGTATACCGGAGAGCAGAAGACCGGTGCGAAGGGGTCATCCGGCACGGTAGGAACCATCCACACGATGAAGCTCGCGGCCTCTGAGGGGTGGGTTGAATACGCAGATCAAGACCACGTCCTCGAAAGCGATGAAATGATGCGAGTCGTGTTTGTCAACGGCGTAAACGACGTCGGGTCTGATCACGAAATTGTCGCCCGTTTCATCAACGGTGAGCAACCCTAGGCCAGACACGCAGTAGCACGCTTCGAGATGATTCTTGTAGTGCCAGTGTTGCGTCTCGCCACGCGGGATTAAGGTTTTGCTCATCGAGAATCCCATGCCGTCCGCAGCTAGCAGGGCCCGAAAGCTCGTAAACCCGTCCTTTGGGCACTGGACCTCCTGGCAAGTCCCCGCAATGTGCTTTTCGATGTCGATGACTATCATAGTGTCTTGTATTTCTCCATGATCTGGCGTTGACGGAGTGCTTGCCCCTTGGTTGGGGCTAGCCCCATATACTTACATGTGTGGTCGTTCTTCAGGATCGTTAGCGCGAAACGTTTCCACGAGGCGACCGTCCCGTTGTGGCAGCTCAGCATGTCGAGGTGATCCGGGAACCGTTGGATTCGGACCCGGTCCAGCGTCTTGTTTCCGTGGTGCGTCTTACCGTTCAGACGGAACGGGATGCCGTGATCCCGCAGCTCTTGTATCACACTCTCGGGCAATCCCCGGCCCACCCTGCCCCACACCTTGAACGATTGGATGAACCGTTGTCTAAAATTCTCAGCCACTTCCTCCGGAAGCGTATCGAGAAGAAACTTGGTGAATGATTTCCAAGTGTGGCCAGGTGGTAGCTTGAACGAGTTGTAGTTGAGCTGCCTCCCGTAAGTGGCTATGAAGTTAGCGCCCTGAACCCGGGCGCATAATTTGGCCCAGACGTGCGGGTCGATGACTCGGTATAGCCCGAGGCTGGATTTCGACTCGCTCATGAACGGCGACGCGACCCGCATCGAATGGACAGGCACACCAGCCTTATAGAAGATGTCGTAGAGTCGGTTGTACTCCCACTCGAACCGGGCGTTAGCAACCCAGATATCCTCGGTTCGCCAGTCGTACAGGGGGTAGCAGTTGTAGACTGTAGGGGTGTTTCGTTTTGTCCACATCTCCCCGTGTAGCGTTTCCTTCCGCGTGTTCATTATCGCGCGGTAGCGGTTCAGGCTCTCAACGGTTCGTATGCCGATCAAACACGCGGTCCGTTTCCCTTGGCCGTACCAATCGCCGAATGAATCCCAGAACTCGTCGTAGTTCATGTCCTCGCGGAAGAAATCGAATGGACAGTTATCGACGTTGACGATGTAGCTATCTTTGGGCATCGGCCGAATCCAGCGGTCACGGTCGCGTTCACCCCAGCACTGCCACTCAACGGCGTAGGAGCTGACCGTGCACGGAAGGGTGATCGGGAGGCAGCACCAATACACGTCCAGGAGGTCGAGGTTCGCCCTGAGTATTGAGTGCATGAAATCGATGGAATACTCGTAATTCGCCTCATTATCGAGGATCATTACGCCCAGCTTCTGCTTGATCCCGTGCTTTCGCATGTAGTCGATGTACATGTTGAGCATCACACCGCTGTCTTTCCCGCCCGAGAAGGACAGGTAGATCCGATCGAAATGCTCGAACGTGAACGCGATGCGCTCGAGCGCAGCGTCGTAGACGTTCTTAGTGCCGTCGTACACTCTTGCCGCTCGCTTCACGTCACGCCCCCTAGTGCGCAGCACCACTGCGGATCGGTCCGGTTGGTCTCCCACAATACGCCGCATTTCTGACAGCGCCACTCGGTCTGCTTACGCGAGGTGCGACTAGCGTACTGGTGTCCCATCAGAGGCGGCAGATCGTCTGTTCCGTGCCGCTCTGTGAAGATGCGCGCTACCCCAGGAAGTGCTACCGCACGTTCAGCCCCAGCTTCAGCAAGACTCTCCGCGTGCTGGCATTCGCCGACCGTGACGTCTGTTAGCCACGGTTTATCGTATGTGTCTGTGCTCGTAAGACGCAAGTGAGCCCAGGATTTACCCGGCTTGAGACTGGGGTCGTAGCGCACTGCCCTACCCCTTCCGATATCTCTGTCCAGACCAGCCCCCGCTAGCGCGTACCGGCCAGTCCGGACACCACGGGAGCGGCACAGTCATGAGCCGCTCGATCTCTTCAACGGAGCCCACGCCCTCGGGCAGCTCGCACGTTGGTTCATCGTGAGTGTGTAGGACAACGGGGTAGCCCGCATCCTCGAGCCGCACGATCCCGGCCGCGAAGATATCGCGGGCCGTAGCTTGCGTGCAGTTTTCGGCGAGCTTCGCGCCGTACGTAAATTGCTGTCGCCACTGCTTGGACTGTGAGTCAACGCCCATGTAGGCGATGCTCTTCGTTGGTTTGTCGTAGCGGATCTCTTCGAACACGTGGGGGGCGTGGTAAGGGATCGCCCGGCCGCTTGGGAGCTGGCAGTAGAGCACGTTTGCGTGCATCTGGTAGGCGAGCTGGCGGTACCGGTAGCACTGTCCGGGGTTCTCGATTGCAGCTATGGCCGCGGTCTCGAGGCCTTTCCAGAGCGCCACGATCATAGGTGATTGCTTGCGCCACTTACTGCTGTTGACCTCCATCTCGTGCTCGGTCATGAACTCAGCGGCGCCGAATTTAGCCCACGCCTTACCCCACCCCCCGAAGCTTGAGGCGAGCTCCGCCACCTTACCGAGCGCCCGCTGCGGGTGGTCAAGACCTGTCTCGGCCTTGTACCGCGCAAACTCCTCGAACGGGGTGTGCGTGAGCTTGCTCGCGGTCATCTCGTAGATCTTCCCGTGTGTCCGGAACACTTCCTGTCGCCAGGTCTCGCCAGCCAGCTCCGCGATCACCACAGCCTCAATTGAACTGAGATCCGACGAGCGCAGCACGCAGCCCGGGCCAGCGATGAAGAACGACCTCAAGCACCCCGCGATTGCTAGCAGCGCATCGCCCCACAGGGACTCGACGATATCGAGCGAGCGGGTGAGCAACGCGGGGATGCACGCCTCGGCCGCTTCGATGCCCCACTTTGCGGGCTTGCTGTGCGTCCCGAAGCAGCTCGGGCAATAGCCGAGCCCGGACCAGTGGACGGTGCTGCACCTGACGCACCGTACGACGTCAGGGCCGTCCTTCGGGAGGTTCTGCGGCTGGACACCGCCGCCCGACCAGCGCCACGTGCGAGGCGCTCCTGCGTACGTGTAGAGCCCTCTGATTCGGTCGTCACGTGGATCCATCATAAGGCTCATGGAGCGCGTTTTCTTGACGCTCAGTGAGCCCATTAGCTCCCGGATCTGCAGGACACGGCGGGCGGCGTCGGGTAGGGGGCTGGCGAGCAGTACGGGCAGTGTGTCCTTTGTGATCTCCGGTGCGTTCACCCCCTGGGTGAGCAGCCACGCCTTCATCTTGTCCAGCTCGTCAGCGGTGCCGACCGTGCCGCCCGTAACGTGCTGTAGCTCGACGTTGTAGCGGGCTGCGGCTTGCTCGATGATTGCGAGCGAGGCGTCCACGGCCTCCCGGTCGCAGCGGACTCCGCGCACGTTGATCACCTGATCGGCGAGAAACACGCGGGTCTCGTACGGTGAGAGGTCTGGGCAGCGGGCGCTCACCGCATCCTCAGCGCGCACGTCGTCGGCGCAGTAGGCGTCGAGTCGCGCGAAGTCCCCGGGCACGCCCTCACGGGTGTGTCTGAGGCTGTCGTCTGTCTTGGTGGGGTTCCGCGGCTTTGAGAGCCGCAGCATCACGCGATGCCCCTCGGTGTCCTTCCGTTCGGACGTCTCGAGGACGTTCGCCGCATGCTCGAGCTTCCGGGGGAGCGTCCAGGCGCCGGCCTTCGCTGCGACGTCGCGCACCTGATCGAGCGGGAGTGCCGGCCAGCCGTAGCGGCGGACGCATACGTTGGACCAGATCACGTACTCGAAGAAGCTGTTCGTTGCTTCGAAGAGCTTGCCGGCGGCGAGATGCTGGAAGAGCTCGGCGGGCGGCGGGCACCCCGGGCGCCAGTAGCGGAGCCCCGCGCCATCCTTCAGGTCGTAGCGGAATACGAGCACCTCGGTGGACGGGTGGGCGCTGTACGACCACGCGCCGACAGCAGCGATGCCGGGGGAGCCTTTCTTGGCCGCGGCCCAGCGCTCGCCTGTCCAGATGAAGCCGGCCTCGCTGTACGTTTCGAAATCACCCGAGGCGAGCACGGTGGAGACGGAGTGGCCGGCGGGGAGCTGGGTGCCGTAGAGGTGGTCAGTCACCCGGGGCGTCGCGTGACTATCGCATCACTGTCATGGCCAGGTAGCTCACCCATCGCGATCTCGCACCATTCACCGTAAAAATCATCACGGCTAAGCCACTTCACCACATCATCGCGTAGGTCATCGCCGGTGTCGGATTCGGCCCAGCTCTCTTTGCTGCCGTCCGGAGCTAGGAAAAACGTACGATACGCGTTGATTCCCATGTCGCTGACCCAGCAGTCGCCCCTCGCACCAACGAGGGCCACTAGCTTGCTGAAATCGTCTGTGCATGCTGTGGCAATTATCGCGTGGTGAATGATCGTGCCCATCAGTTCGCCTCTCGCTTGTTCAGCTCCCGCAGCTCCAACACAATGTCGAACAGGACGCGGCTTAGATCGCCTACTGCGTGTAGGATCGCTACAGCGGTAGGTTGGCACGCTCGTGCCGCTGCGTCACTTTCCTCACATGTGTTGTAGTGCATCTTCTCGAATTCCGCGGTGTCCATCAGTTTGATATCTCCCTCTCAATCACTCCGCGAAGCCACTCGCTTACGGTTAGCCCCTCGACCTCGGCCGCTGCACGCACGTTAGCGAGCAGCTCCGGCGGGAGTCGGACCGTGAAGTTAGGGTCTGTGCCGGTCGCTGGCCGTCCCGCCCCGGGTCGCGTTCCGCCGCTGGGGGTCACTTAGCCCGCTCGCGAGCTGCGGCCAGTACACGTTCCACAGTGTTTGAATCCTGGGGGTGGCCAGCGTCTGCCAGCTGCTCCAGAGCCTTGCTGACGCCGAGGGCCGCGAGTCCCCCATCAGCCCACTTACTCGTGTCGGTCCAGACGAAGCCGCCGTCGTCGTGTACGACCTTCTCGGCCTGTGCGGTCGTCAGGTCGTCGCGGGGCTGTGCGACCGGAGGGGTGTAGCTGTCTAGCTGCGTGGCGGTGAGTGCTGCGTACGTGATTGCTTCCGTTCCGGTGAGTCTGGGCATAACTAGGCGTCTCCTTGTGGTTGGTGACCGTTCGAGCAGAGACGTCAGGAGACGCCTCGCCTCCAGCGGTCAGAATTTGCGCAAATCTGCGACGACACGAGCAGCAGCACCCTCGCCATTGTCGCGGTCGTACGACAGGACACTGATCTGGTCCCGCGTGACATCGCACTTGATGACTCGGCCTCGGTGGTAGTCGAAGTAGTCGCGGCCCGAGTCGAGCAACTTTTGTGCCTCAATGGCCGTCATTGGCTCGGGCGCTGCGTTGTAGGCTAGCAGCGCCCTGTTCTGGCCCGGAAGTGCAGCGTTGAACAGCCCTGCGAGCAGCTGCGCTCGGTCTATCCCGGTGGTGTCGATCGTATCGCTCATTTCTTCTCGCTTTCTGACCGTTTGGGGTCGGTTAAGGTGAATAGACGCAGTATCGGCCGCCCCTACGAATAATGCAAGACCTAAATCAATTATCTCGTGAGACTACCCCTGCGGCTTGCCGGGCGTCAGGAACGGGGGCGCTGCTGTGGGCACTCCGGGCTGCTGGACCGGTACGGTCGTGCCCGCGGGGTAGATTGCGCCCGGTACGGGTACGACAGTGCCCACGGGAACGGTCGTACCTGCAGGATAGATCGTGCCCACCGGGACGGCCGTCCCGGGCATGGGTGGTACTGGGGCGCCCACGGCGGGCTGTAGCGGCACGGGGGCTGTGGTGCCTGGCAGAGGCGCACCGGGCGCTCCTGTGATCGGAACGGGCGCTCCTGTGATCGGAACGGGCGCTCCTGTGATCGGCTGGGGTGCGGGCGCACCGAAGATCTGCTCGGGGCTCGGGCCGGCGACGATCCGTGCGCCCTTGGCCACGAACAGCACCGCGCCCAGATTCAGGTAGATACCCGGCTTCCCCGCGGCGTTGTCGCCGTTGCCCTGCACACCCACGTTGATCCGGACGTAGTCGCCGGGCGTCACGCTCTGGGGGTCGATCAGCTGGTTGTAGCTCGGATCGAACACGCCGGGGTTGAAGCCCGAGGCCAGACGTAGCACGACGTGACCGGCGCGCCCTTCCTTCGCGATCTGGTCCGCGGCGTCCCCGTCCTTCCACTTCCACGAGAAATTGGGGAGCTGCCACTCGCCGGCGGGGAAATCCTGCTGCGCCTTGGCGACGATCTGCGCCCAGAAGGCGTCGAGCTCCGGACCCTTCGGGATCGCCAGACCGACAGACCATTCAACGCGGGGATTGCCTTGCCGATCGGTTAGCGACTTGCCCTGGAACCCCTTGGAGCCGCCCTCCCACAGGCTACCCCACACCAATCGGCCGACCGGACTCGCGACGTATGCTTGCTCACTCATGTTTGAAAAATCTCCCTTGCTGCAGCACGGTCAGTGCGGACCAATTTGGCCGCAGTTTCCGCACGCTCAGTAAATAGATCGATCACGCTCCGCGGCATGCCGCGGCCCTCGGCTTGGTTCGGGCTGAGCGGCTTGTGCTCTGCCAGATCGAGGCCCCACAGCTCGCCCATCGCTAGCATATGGGGAGCGGGTAGTGTCCACGATCGGTTAGCCAGACCGCGGCGGTTCTCGTAGCCGGGCACCGGCCGCCCCGCTTGGATCCGCGCGACGGCCAGCGCCTCAAGCGCATCGAGCCGGGCGCGTACCAGAACCTTGGCGCGATCGAGTAGCCCGATTTCGTGTGCGAGCTCAGGTTCGGTCAGTGCCACGCTGACGCCCGCGCTGCCGGTGTCCATCGCGCCCATGCCCGCAGCTTGCAGAGTCGGGCAGTGTGCAGCGGCCTTGCAGTAGTGGCAGTGGCC